TAGTCTAAAAATACTTGACAAATCTTGATCAATGTATGCTCGTCGCAAGTCTGATAATTTTGAATTCGTCGGATATAATAGTTCAAATCTATCTAATAACTCAAATGTCTCCATTGAACTTTTCCAGTAGCCATTCAAAATCGTTTATTTTCTTAAGAGCCTCAATGTCTCCTTGACTTGCTTTGCCGTAAGCACTACCTGCTTGTGCTCCTCTAAGAGCAAATTCTCCGTAAGGCCGGTCTTTCCCCACTGTCTGCCAGATATGTAACCGATTTTCTGTTTCTTCATTCTTTTGCCTATCAATGATTTTACTTGCAAGTTTTGCACATTCTCTAAATGCACTTTTCCATGTTTCAAATGGTCCTGTATTAAATGCTGTTATGTTTGCTAACTGCGGCATTGGTTTAAATTTATCTGTAATACTTGTAGTCATATCAGGCTTACTTGTATCCATGTTTATTGTCATACGTCTTGGAAAAAGTTTAATTCCCCCATAGCCATATACTAAATCATTAACTGGATTTTTACTACGCCATACATGTACATGATCTTGCTGGTGACTAGGTACTTTATAATCAAAATTAAAGTCATCCATAATCACAGCATCGCCGTCTACAATCCAAAACATTTTAGTGAAACACTTTTTAGCCGCGGCGATATGTGCTTGATGTATTCCTTTAACACCATGCACACGCTTAGTCATAGGAAATCTAGTCTTAAGGGCAGCGTAGTTCGCATCTGCACTAGGTTCTTGATAACTTATGAATACAATATCATACATCTATATATTATACAATCTTTTCTATTTCTTGTCAATTACAAAGTCACGCAAACTAAAGTTTGTACCTAACATATGATCTGTACTTGCTTTTTTGTCATTTGACCATACTAGAACTTCTGGGTCTTCGTATAAGAAATCACAATCTTTGCAGTAGTCAATACTGTCAAAGTCTTCCGTCTCGTGTGCCTTACGCAAGTTGTTATATGCATCTCCGTACCATATTTCTTCTATGGTTTGTGTTTGTACATGACCTAACACACTCTTACTTTCATTAGGCGGTCCCATAGTTTGACAACAAGGAGTTACAGCACCTTTTAGTCCACCTATACCTCCACTGCGTATTGTTATCTCAGGAGCAAACGGCCGGCCGCAACTTTTACGGCTACTTAGATCTCGAGCATAATCCGGAGTATAATTGCCGCTCCAATTGTGCATTTTCCATATATACCCTATTGCGCCGGTAGGCCCTATGAAGTTATTCCTATATTGATCAACTTCATATTCTACTTGATTATTATCTAGTATTAAATGATAACTACTGATTTCGCACTTACTGTTGGTTTGATTGATATATTCTTTGGCTTTGATAACATTAGTTTTTAGCAACTCGAAGTTGTCAACAGCCATCCATTCTTTATACTTGTCTTTGTCATAGCCTATGCAACTAAATCTTGCAAAACTAAGTCCTGCATTAATACAGTCCTGCATAAAGTGTCCGCTAAAGAAACTTCCGTTGCTGTACATAAAACTAGGCAAGCCACGCTTAGTACATGCTTCAATGTAATGTGGTAAATCCTTTGCCATTGTTGGTTCGCCTGAACCTTCTAAGTTAATTACAGGTTTACCTGGCAATTGATCTAAAATGTTTTCAAACATTTCAAACGGCATCTTGCGAGTCCATTCTTTACCTCTTCCGGTAGTCTGTGGACACATTTGACATTTGTAATTACAGCCGCCGAATACTTCAACTACTGCTCTTTCTAAATTAGGTACGCTCAATAGTTATTCCATAATCATTAAATTTTTCAAAACTCGGAAGAAGTAAAAAAGCCCGAATTATACTATCCATGCAAAAAGGGTCGTCAATTGTTACTTTAATTGTTTTTACAGGTTTACTAATTTCTTCTTTATAATTTAAACACGCTGTGTCAAAATTTGTTAAAATTCTAGTTGTTTTATAAAAATTTTGTATATAGTGTATATGTTTTACTATACTATTTATCATATTTATCTGATCAAAATGTACATGAGGTATGATAGATCCATAATTAGCAATACACATTAGCGTTATATCTTTTGTTTTAAAAAATTGTTTCACTTGTTCAACACTATCAAACTTTTGAATAAATTTAGTAGGTTTCGAATTAGTATTAAACCCTAATACAGTTAATTCATTACTCTTATCAAAGAAATAAAGCACTCGTTGTCTAGATCCTCCCGGATGAATATCCCATTTGTTTTCATTAGGGTTCCAATGAACTCCTATTGGATTTTTAAAAGACCCGTTATTAATAAAATCTTTTGTTAGCCATACTGCCTTTATATAATCTTCTAATTTAGTTTGATATTCTACATATTCGTTATGTATAGATGGCATATAATATAACGGCTTATTAAATTTTATATCAATTCCGTATTGAAAAAATGATTGCATCGATGGTAGTAACGTACGAACTGTTCCAAAATTTATATCATCTTTTAAAATTCTTATTATGCCTAAGAATTCGTTTTCTTGTTTATAATTAAAAAATAATTGTTCGTGTGTAGACATATGTGGCAACACTGTGAGTATCATATTACTTCTTACCTACTAATTTTTTAAGAGCAAATTTTGCTAAATTAGCATGACTTTTTGGTCCAGGATGTGCCTCGTCTCTGCCATAATCGACTCGAATCCAATTGAAAGGATCTAAATCAATTTCTTTTAAAAAATTTACCGTATCGATCTCCCAAGATCCCCAATGTATTCTAATGTTTTTATTTTTAGCAATTTGCTTTGCCCAGTCAATGTAATCTACAGTATACGATATGTTAATATCGTCGCTAAACACAAACATAGCACTTTTATATAGTGCTCTGTCGCCTCGTGAATGGCCAGGTATAAAATTTCGAGATACCCATGTAGAACTACGATAGTCAGGAAGATACAGTCTCTCTATTGGGGGTATCATTATAAATGCATCCGAGATGGGGTGATGTTCTGTAAAAGCTGCAAATGATTTTATTATATTGATAATGCTGGCGCCTGGTAATCCTAAATTAGGAATTGATCTGATCTTTAGATTAGAGGCTACTCGTTCAGCAACTGGATATTTTACTCCTATACCAAACGTACAACTACAGCCAAAAAATGCAGGAGACATTTCAAATGTCCAATTTGGTCCTCGATATCCATATTTGTTTACAGAATACTGTAGAGTATCCGATCCGTTAGAGTGCTTATCGTGAGTACAAGGAAAGCTAAACATTTTTCCAATAGTACGTAATCGCTGTGCATTTATGTATACGTGCTCATTGAGGGTATATAAATCTTCAAGTCTCATCTTCGAAGGCATAATTTGCTGTTTTTTATTCATACTGTTCAAGTGCCTTATCGATATTTTTAGGGTCAGGATGTAATATCCACCCTTCTTCCTCTGCAAGTTCCATAATACTTGCATCAGTATCTGGAATACTATCCATCCAGTCTGTTAGAATTTTTGGAAAAACATAAATGCTTTTATTTCTGCGTACATCATACTGCTGATAGAAAGTTTTAAAATCACGCCACAGTGTGGTCGGATTGCTTGTGCGCCTATGCGGAGCATCAACTGTAACAAGATAGTCCATCAGACGTTCAATGCTTGCTTTTTCATATTCGCTCCAACTTGACTTATCTTTATTATTGTTATACCAAGTGCTTAGACGATCATGGCAATAATCCTTGATATGATTAGGAAGTGCTAAAGGTGACTGAAAACTAGGAAAACGTAGCAAATTTAAACTCACTGTAGGAGTTTTTCCAGGAGTTAATTGTTTTAGTTTATATACTTCATCTAAGAAGTCTGTAATACTAAACAAACAAAGACTATTAATAGTCATCATAATATGAACGCCATGACAGTTTGCTTCCGTAAGCATACGTTTGATATTAGCCAACCATTGATCGTATACTAATCCGTCACGGATATATTCTGCTTGTAAGCCTACTGCTTCGCAACTAGTATACAATTCAAAATGCTTCATTCCTTGAGTTTTATCTATTAGCTTGTCGATAATAGAATCTTTTGCAATTAGATTAGAATTAATCGCAAATCTCATATCAGACTGTTGTTCGTTAAACCAATCAAAAAGTTTCCAAGTATTTGCACTCATTAATGGTTCGCCACCTGTAATTCGGAGTTCTTCTAAACTATCCGATAATCCGTTGTCCCACCATTTCCAAAATGCCTGTATGTAAGGATTATCTTCGTCGTTGTCATAAGGTTGTGTCCACGAACCGTCCTGCTGGAAGGCTCCTGCTCCGTCACTTACAAGATTAGTATAGTTGCCATTCTTTTTAATATCCTTTGCCCAAGTAGTACTAAAGCTTGCATTACAATATGAACAAGCTAAATTGCATGTTCTATCAAACGCAATTTCAAATGTTTTTAAATTAACATTTTCATGGTGATCCATGTCGTATGCCCGTTGCAATTCTTCATCAGAGTAGATAATACTTTTAAAGGTCCTGTCACTAACAGCATCTTTTTTCATATCTTCCATTTTCCAACAATACTCGCACTCTGCAGGGCGCTCGCCAATTTTCATCATACGGCGCATTTCTTTTTTATGCTTAGTATTGTGAATAGCAGTAAAATCTTCTTCAACTTCTGCTAAAGGAATTTCATGTGCAGGAGGATGGTGGCAACTGGCAGTCGTTCCGCTGCCGAGCCAGGTAGTAGCATTGAACCACTTGGCTCCGCAGAAGCTTGCACTTTTACTGTCTATTACCCGATCTCTATATTCTTGTAAACTTTCATCTGAATGTTTAGGCATTCCAATCCTCTAATAATTTGGCAAACTGTGGGAAAGTTTGGCTAAAATTTTTGTTTCTTCTTTTATCGTATGCTTGTATATATCTTATAAAATCTCTGCGATGTTCAGTTGCTGGACTAGTGTTGCGCAAATACTCGCAAAGTCGTTTTATTTGATCATACTCTTCTAAATAAATTCTAGCGTATTTTTCTGGACTATAATACTTTAACCAGTTTTTACAAGTTGATTCGATTGAATCGGCTATTTCTATACGAGTTTCTTTGTCTAGTAATGTACACTGCAGGTGCGGTGGCCAATGCATTATATTAATACTAAGAGGAATTCTATTCCACTCAAAGCTATTATTATATAATTTACGTAAATTCATAACTGCTTTAATAAACTCAATAAATGTTGTTAGGCTTAGAATATTAACTGTAGTCATAATAGCAACTGTACTTTTTGTTTCGTTAAGAAATCGTTCTATATTATCGAGCCAAACCTTATAATTTAATCCATCTCGGGCATATTCAGCTTGTTCTCCAATGCTTTCTAAACTGGTATAGATATCAACTTTTACACCTACTTCTGCTAGAGTATTAATTTTTTCAATTAATTTATCAATTAGCTTATCTTCTACACAACCATTTGTGTTAATAGCAATATCTAAATCTTTTTGAGGATGTTCAATTAGATAGTCTAACAATTTCCAAGTGTCTTTTGACATTGTAGGCTCGCCACCTGTAATACGCAATACTCTTAAATACGGAAGCGCATCTGGAAACCATTTCCAAAATGCTTCTACATATGGATTATGTTCACGATTTAGATACGGCATTTTACCGGATTGTTCTAAGTAATTTAAATCATGGGCGCCATGTTTAGTTGGATACGGTCCGTTGTGTTTTATGTCTTCCATCCATTTACTACTAATTTCAGGAGAACAATATGCACATGCAAAGTTACAAGCATTACTAAACGACACCTCTAAATAACTTGGATATACATTGTCTTGTGGATTACTTTTAGCAATATCCTCAAATCTGTCCCATGCCCATGAGTCAGATGTCTTGTAATGTCTATCACTAAAATAGTTTTTGTCTAAGTCTTCAATTTTCCAGCAATAGTTACATTCGCTTGGGCGTTCGCCTTTAAGCATTTTAGCACGTTGCTCTTTTTTAAACTTGCTATTGTGTAATGCTGCCGGATCAGCTTCTATTTCCCCAAGTGGAATTTTATGAGGGGCAGGATGGTGGCAACTATGATTATAACCGTTCTGTAACATTAGAGTAGTTTGTAGCCACTTGGCTGTACAAAATGAACAACTTACATTGTTTATTTTTTCACGCTTATCTTCTAGTATTTTTATACGTTCTTCGTTACTCATTCTAGATTAATAAATTGTTGATTAGCAGTACGGGCAGGATTCTGGTACACTGTCTTAAAGAACTCACTTTGTTGTGCGCTTAACGGACTTTCTGCAATCGGTATTTCAAGTTCTTTAATAAGCTTAATACCATATTCTTCAATAGAGTCTTCTAGTCCGGCCATTGATACTTTAGGTTCAATTTCATTCCAAAAATTATTAAGATATTCAAAGTCACGTACATTGATAAAATTCCAGTCTGTACACATAGTTTTGTATAAGCCTTCTCTTGCACCGTAAATAGCCCATTTTCCGTTTTCTACATCTGCACCAACCATTAACCAAATATATAATCGATGCAAATTTTTCCAATGACCTTTAAGTAACTGTTCTTTTGTTACCCCAATGCCTTGGTCTAGTGTCATCTTTACACCTTCACGAAATCCAGCACGCCATGCTTGATGTGGAGTAGCGTTATTCATTATTTCGCTGTAGGTTCCGTTCATTTGTATATATTTAATATCCCAACAAAAATCAACCTGTGCATGGGCGTTATTTGGATCTGCATTTTCATGTGTACGCATGTTAAGAACATAGTTTTTTGGCCAGCATTTAATTCCACCGTTGCCGTATGTTAATCCATTAATTGTATTTTTAGCAGTCCAACTAATTACACTAGTGGACAAGTTAGCATGTTCTTCAAAATCTATTTCTTGATTAAGAAATCGTTCATCTATAATATTATCACCGTCGATTGTAATAAACCGATCAGTTTCACTTAGTTTAGCACAAGCCTTATGTGCGGCGTCTGAGCCTTCTACTCCGTGTACACGTTTAGCCCAAGGAACTTTACTACACAAATCTGCATAGTTTTTTTCTGCATTTGGCTCGTCGTATGACAAATATATAATATCATAGTCAGTTACTCTAAACTTTTTGTTCATTTAATTACCCTATAGACATAAGTGTCAAAGAACTTATTTGTATACATACTTACTTGTCTGTCAGTACTTTCCCAATCGTATTTGAATGGTATTATTACTTGTCTTTTATCAAGTAGGTAGTTAACTGAAATATTAAAGTATCTATATAAAATATTAGGGTCATTGAGCTCTGTTGCAAATATAGATAAACTTGTGTTCTTTATATCTACTGAATTTCGTAAATTTATATTTTCCTGTAGCTCAAATGATGTTGTAATCTGCCAACATTTATTATGTATGTTTTGTTCAATTATTAAATCATCTATGTCAATTCCTCGTACATATTGATATAATTTATTAAAACTTAAAAAAGATTGTCCAATTGTATCTATTATCGAAAACGACAAGTTTATATTTTCATCTTTATAAAGAATTACGTTATCGAGTATTTCTTCGTAATTTAAGACATCAAACTCAATGTTCGAGACTAAATTTTCTTTTGCTCTATATACCTTATTGTTGAACCAAACATGTTGTCCTGATAAATGTTCTAATTCCTTGTACCAGACATCAACATGTATACCTTTATAGATCGGCATATGATAATAATCGTTATATATTTGCGGTATTTGATAAAGGCGGTCTCTAACTTCAGTTAAATTACTCTTAAAGTCCTTTCGTCGAAGTACATTAGTCTTTTGGACGTTATCATATGTAACTAGATATTCGTTATACTTGTATCTACCTTTGATAATATCTTTTACTTCGTCGTGAAATACCTTTAAAGTTGGATCATTACTGATTTCTAAGATATTAGTAATACGATTTATTTCACCTGACAACTCATCGTAGTAAACATAGCTATATGCAGACGAGTTTATTTTGTTATTAATTCTTTTTAATACATTAACTAACTCAGACATTTAAAATACTTTCTATATTAATATTATTTAGAAAACTAGTTTCAGTGTAATGTAAAATGCCTAACTGGCGGTGATTGCCTAATTTAAGTTGCACATTTTTGTTAAAATATATTCCTAAAGATTCTTGCCATGATTCGCCGTATTGTTTCCATTCCTGTATTCTAGGCTTCATATGAATAAAAGTAATTTCAGTATTTTGTTTATTTGTAACTTTATCTTCTATTCCTAATATCATGATTGCTAGTGCTGATGCTACATCGATGCTTAGATTAAACGGAGTGTCTTTTGGTAGAAATTTCTCATAAAATATTTTCCAATCCTTACATATTAACTCTAGCATATCAAAAAAGTCATCTGCTAGTTTACATTTCTTAAAATAATACATACCTGTATATATGTTAGGTAAATTATTAGCAACAAATGTTTTACGATATGAATCGCTAGTAACCAATTTGTCTCTATATGTTTTTACTTGGGTAGTAAAATACAATTCATAATTGTTAAAATAGTCCCACCAAGCTGTTATGTCTTGTAATATAAACATATCTGCATCAAATACCACTGTTTCATCGTAAGGAGTACTATGATATACTTTCCAACGGTTTTCAACTTTCCAGGGTGAATTTGCAGCATCGTCGCCGTATGGTATAGGAATAATATGATCAAACAACCCTTTATACTCTTCTGGTATTATGTCGTTAGTCATTACAGATATTTTTGCATTAGCATTAAATTTATGTAGACTTGCTGCTAAGTAACATGCTTGCTTTATATAATCATCAAATACTACAGGTTCTAGTTGAAATAAATGATTATAATATAAAACTTTATCGCCAGCTTTTGCATCTTCAAACCATAATGATTTATTTGCATCTTCGTATAGTTTTATATCTGTAACAATTACTTCGGCTGTTGATTTGTTTATATCTTTACTATCACATGTCATTTTATAAACGATATTATCTTTTAGCACATGCTGATCTGTAACATACTCTAGATTATTGTAATAAACATCAACATGTATACCTTTATAAATCGAAGTTAATTCATACGGAATTTTATTGTCTTGTTGTTTAACTGTATAAAGTTTATTATTTGATAATACTAAGTCATTATTATGGGCACGATGATATTTTAATCTAGTATTTTCGTCATTTATTAATCTAACATTCTTTATAATTAACTCTAAATCTAATTCTTCAAAATTTGTACTTGGCTTGCTAGTTGTTTTAACTTTATATACAGACCTATTATTATAGATATGCTGTCCTTTTATGTATGGTAATTCTTTATACCATACATCGATATGTATACCGCTATATTGAGGCTGAAGACTATGATCAGGAGAGATTCGATAATTATAGTCTATATTGTTTTGTGCTACAATAACATATCCTTTACTCATTATTAATAATTCTCTCTAAACTAAATTTATTCATTACGTGTACATCTAATCCGGTAGTACTCAATAAAGTATACTGTCCTTCATACTTTTTCTTATGTACTAAGAATGTCATGTTTTCGTTTTTAATGTTCCATAATATATCTTTATCAATTACATAGTAATGCTTTCCAGGTAGTTGGAGAGATACAACATTGTTACTAGTAAATCCACTCATAATATGAATTGCAATACTAAATGCAAAGTCATTCCTGAATAAATTAGAATTAATGTCGTACATATTTTGATAATATTTCCAATTTTCTTCTATGTGATCGATAAGATTAAAGTAAATGTCGTTCTTTTTAGACTTTTCAAAGTACACTACGGTAGCCCAATAAAAGTCAATACCTTTATCACTAATGTACTTAAACTCGCTTACATCTCTTACATTAGAAAGATCGTAACTATCTTTATACATCATTAAGTCAGTTGTCATACTAAAACATTTATTAAGTATGTCACTCGAAATTAGATAATCAGTATCCATTAATATAGTTTGATCATACGGTGTATTATAGTAAGCAACAGTTCGGCTATGGTTTTTAAACATAACTACTTTATGAGATAACGCACCGTCAAAATATATTTTACTATTGTTAGATTCTTGATAATCAGTGGAAATTATTTTATCAAATATATTGCCAGAAACTTCTACTGCGTAATTATAACTATCAGTTATTAATGTAACAGGCAATTCTAGATATTGTTGAACGCGATCAGCACAATACATTGCCTGCTTGACATAATCAACCGAGCCATTATTATTTGCAATTAGTACTACACCTTTAGTCATTATCTACTAAAGCTTTAATATTTCGTTTTTTAGATAATTCAGTATATTGCTGATGATATGTATTCGACGATTCAAAATAATTTGATAGAATATCTTCTAAAAATAATTCAAGATTGTTAATTTCAATCGGTGTGTTGTTATCGTCAACTAGAACAATATTTTCAACATTACCTTTTTCAACAAGTAACGTTACAAATGTAATAAGTTCCTTTGTGATAGTAAATTGGCCGCCTTGACAAAAATAAATTAATGACTGAAAGTATTTTTCTTTAATCATTCTTTTTTGGTTGTTAATTGTTGTGATATAGTTCGAAAACTCAAGTGCTTGTGATAATCGCTCGTCCATAGAATACTCCTAGTTTAACTTAGTATAACATAAAATTAAGAGTGTGTCAAGTGCCTGATGATAAATTTGTTATTACAGCATAAGTAGGTTCGTCTACTTTTACTGTATCATATACTGTGCCATCTATAGTAACTGTGCCCCAGGGTTTAACAGCATTTACTTGACTTGTTAGCGTGCCTATTACCAATTCGTCAATATCTGGAAATCCATCATTTGCATCAGCTGGTGTTAGTGCGGTATTATTTACATCATCGTAAATAATTTTAAAATCTAATCTAGTATCGTTTACATGTTTAACTTCAACTGAGTATATATTAGGAGTATATGCCGCAGGACTACGAGTAAATAATACTTGGTATGATCCGTTAGTATTAATTGTATAATTTCCGAACTGATTTAGCGGAGTTTCATTAGCTCCATCTAACATATACGAGTCATCATAACTAAAATTTAATGTTCCGTAATTAAGTGCGTTTGCCCAATCTACTCCTTTTTGCGAAGTATCACCAGTTAAATCTGATGCAATTTTTATAACACCGCCGGCGTTAAAATAATGCCGCCTATGTTCGGCACTATCCCACGTTAAACTAAATTCATGTACTAATTGTACTTTCCATCCAGTTGTACGTATGTTTGCATCATATGCTACATCTTCTACTTGCGAACTATGAACATCGAATTTATTAATTTCTATAGTATTAATTAATGCTTGTAAATCAGTATAATAAGAATGCTCTACTAAATCAGTATTAGTAGTGTTTGTAATAAAATCACCTGTAACAAAATCTTCGATTGTAAAATTACTAGCACCGATTTGATGCACTCTTGCTCTAACTACATCAATATAAAGATCTTCGTATTGCTGTGCAGCAATTAGTGTAGATTCAGGCGCAGTTGGTTCGTGTGTGTCACTATTACTACTTTGACCCCACCCGGTTTGGGGTGATCCGGCGAGGCTGGTTGTTAATATAGCAGATACTTGATCTTGTAAACTATTATAATTAGCCGCAGTAATTTTTATTGTTGTGGGCATTTACACTCCCTCATATAGTTCAGTAACTATTTCATATAACGGAGGCGGAACTTCTACATTAAATATATTGTCAGACGGGTCTTCAAATACACCTTTAGCTCTAAAGTGTCCGATAGTAGCAGTTAAGGTTCCTGTTACCAAGTCATCAACATTGCCCGAACCTGCTACATCGTTAAACTCACACTTAAATTCTATAATCCTGTCACTAAGTAATTTTGCACTTATTGTAAAATTATTAGCTGCATAAATACCGCCAAGGAACCCTCCAGCACTTGATTTTGTAAATAATAATTGATAATCTGATAAATCAATATCGTTATTTCCGACTGGATATTTTATACCCTGCGCAGTGCCGGTTGTTTCATCGTAGCCAAATTTAATTATACCAGATGAATTTAATAAATCTGTCCAGTCTCCAGATTTTGCACTATCGGGATCTGCTAAGTTTGCTTCTAGTCTCAATTCACTACCACTATTAAAAAACGCTCTTCGATGATCATAATTATCGAAAATAGCCTTTACTGTAAATTCGACAGAATTAGCCCAGCCTTCTACTCGTGTTGATTGCGATGATAATCCTGTATTAATCAATTCACCAGTTTCTGCTACACCTTGCGTCGAATGGCACAAAAATTTATCAGCTTCGATATTATCCATTAATAATTCAAAATCTGTAAAACCTTTAGCAAACCCCTCTGGATCAATTGTTACTACGCCGTTGTTATCTACAAAGAAGCTTTCGCTATCGGCGATAATGTTACTATCCTTTACTATACGAGTATTTTTAATAATAGTAGATATTTCATTATTATCAATACCGATTTGATGGATTCGAGCTCTGAGTAAATCAACATATAGTTCATTTATGTCAGCTGCCGTTGCAATATTTCTATTACTAAGAGGGTCTGTTGATACTTGTGAGCTAGTTTCTACTGGTCCATAATTTCCTGTTGATTCGCTATAACCTTGTTTATAACCAAAGTCACCACCACCAAAACCTAAAATTCTTGTGATACGTGTCTGAAGGTTATTAAACCGGTCTGCTGTAACTGTATCACCTATGGCCATTTACTATCCTAAAAAGTTGTTATATTTTCATAATATGGAGCAGGAACCTCCACGTTTAAGTATATATCATTTTCGGAAGCAAAAGCGCCTTTAGAACGGTAGTGATTTACAAAACTACGCATTGTTCCTTGCACATACTGGAAAGAATCAGCAGATACATCGTCATATACCATTCTAAATTGTATTTCTGATGCATTAATTTCTTTTGCACTTATTGTAAAATTATTACCTATGTATCTACCTTCATCGTATTCGCCACGACTTTGTTTTATGAACAAAGGTCCAGTGAGGTTTGTTCCAGTGTACACATCGTATTGATTTGAAAGTTGGTAGTTACCAACTGCAGATAGTATAGTCGGCGGAGACGTAATATCAGTGCTAGTAGATTCACAATAATTATAACCAAAATTAATTATTCCAGCTAATGATAATGTTTGTGCCCAATCCAAAGATTTATTACCTGCAGGATTTTGCAATAACGCACTTATACGCAATTGTCCTCCACTAT